CGAGGGGGCGTGGACCTAAGTTTCGAGTCGGTCCTCCGACACCAATGTTCTGCGACTGGTTGCCACCCAGTCCCACTTCAGCCAGGCCGACATTCAGGCGAGGTGCGCCAGCGATCGTGACCTCCAGGTGATCGGGGAACACGGCAACCTTCTCCACCAGCTCCTCCACCAGGACTCGCCGCTCGGGCTCGGTTGCCTCGTCCCACGCCGTCGCGAGATCGAGATCATGAAGGAGAGCGGCCACCTCCTCGAATCGCCGTATCAGTTCATCGCGCTCCGCGGACCGCTCCCTGTCTTCGCCGGCCGCCTCTCGAGCAGATTCGATGTCCCGCGCGATCCGTGCCTCCTCCTCGGCGAACCCCTCAGCACTGATCCTGTCGGCGTAGTACAGCTCCAGCAGCTTGCGACGGCGTTCGGAGAGCGAAGCGAGTCGTTCCGGTGGTGCTGCACCGGCCCGGCGCCCGGCCCGCGGGACCGTGCGCCCGGTCCGTCGCAGCTCCTCTCGTATCGCCGCTTGCAGTTCCCGATCCTGGGCGAGCAGCCGTAGCCCCAACCTCGCCGCAAGATGCAGCCCCTTATTCGTGCGACGAGGTTGATCGCAACCCTTCCCGCGGTGCCGGCATCGGTACATGACCCGCCCGACCCCGTTCTGCTCCACCGCCATCCGCTTGCCGCACAGCCCGCAGAACACGCGACCCGACAGCAGATCACTTCCCCGTCGCCGGCCCGGCACATGGCCCAGGTGCGCGGCCTCGAACTCCTCTCGCGTGATCAGCGGCTCATGGTGACCAGGGAACCACTCCCCATTCAGCTGCACGTCGCCCAGGTAGATCCTGGAGCCCAGGATCGCGCACACCGTCGAGTACCTGACTCCGGTCCGATCCTCGATCGTCTTATAGCTCGCTCCGCCCGCCCGCAGCTTGAAAATCTCCCGGACGCGCTCGGCGTCCCCGTTCGGTACCAGCTCGCCGCCGATAAGGTCGTACCCGGTCTTTGGGCGGTTCATCCACCTCCCTTGGTGCGCAGCCTGTTGCATTCCCATCCGGACGTTCTCAGCGAGCTGCTCGCGGTAGAACTGCGCGAACGACCCCAAGATGTTGTAGAACATCCGACCCGTCGCCGACGACAGGTCGATCTTCTCGGTGAACGAGTGCAGCGCGACACCAGCTCGACCGAAGCTGTCCGCCAGATCGATCAGGTCCCCGAGGTTGCGCGAGAGCCGATCGAGCCGCCAGAGCAATACGTGTTCGACGTGACCTGCCTCAACCATTCCGAGGAGCTGCTGGAGCCCGGCTCGGTCCAGGTCCTTTCCTGACCGACCCGGGTCGGCGATGACCGTGACCTCGCCGAGATCATGTAGCGATGCGTAGCCGCGCAGCTTTTCCGCCTGGCCGTCGATCGAGAACCCCTCGGTCGCCTGCTCCTCGGTCGACACCCGGCAATACGCCACCGTCAGCACGACGATCACCTTCCTCCCGCTTCTTCTTCGACACTCTACGTAGCGCTATCCGGATGAGCGTCTGCGCGACGCGCTGGTAGTCAGCCATGTCGCGCGGCCTCCCTCACCCGCCACTCCGCAACCCGATCGGCGAAGCTGCGTCGACTTACGTACTCCCAATCGCGCAAGCTCAAAGCCAGTTGCTCGCACGCGACCTCGAGGTCATCGGTGCCGATGAGCGCGGCGTAATGCGCCATCCAGCCATTGAGTGGGCGAATCAGCCGCCGCACACTCCCCCTGGTCCGACCGTCGTACATGCGCCGGATGCCAAAGGCGCCCTCGGCCAGCCTGGCACGTTGCACCGCTTGCCACTCCAGAGCCACCGGCCAGCGTGCCCGCGTCTGGTCAGCGGTAGGGCAGCGGTACGTCAGCCACTCACTCGTGACGGACATCCACAACGCCGGGACGGCGCCGAGAACGTCGTCGAGAGTATTGAGTCCGTACTCGCGCAGCGCCGTGCGCGCCAGCTCGAACTCGACGCGGAACACCGGCTTGGCCGGATCGAGTCTCTCGCCCCACACGCTCAGCCAGAAGTCCGCGCCCTTGCGGTCCGCATCGCGGGTCTTATCGTAGATCCGAGCCACGATCGTCCCGGTCTTGCGCCGACCGAAGCTGAACCCTGTCAGCTCCCCGCCGTCCTCGTAGGTCTCCAGAGTCTGCCCTCGGCACACGAACCGATAGCGGTCGTCCCCCGTCGGACACCAGCCCTGCAGGTCCACGTACAGGTCCAGCCTGCTGACCGTGAACACACAAGCGCCGAGTTCTGCACCCAGCAGCTCCATGAACACGCCGCAGGCCTCGCGAACTCCGGCCCCGTGCAGGAATTCCGTCCGCGGCTGTACTCGAAGCGCTGGCAGGTGCGTGCTCGGACTGACGCCAACCTGGCCGTAGCGATGACTCAGGCAGTAGCGGTACCTGCCCATTCCGTGCGGGGCCACCTCGAACTCGACACCACCGGCCATGACCTTGCACGACCCGCCGGCGCGTTCCGCATCCTCACGCGCTGCAGCGAGGCGCTCGACGAACTCCGCTGGAAGTACTGCGCGCCCGGACAGGTAGAGAGCGTCCACGCCAGAGGCAACCTCTCGCATCCCTCCCGTCGCAGCTCCTTCCGGTAGTTGCATATTTGCGAGTGTAAATCACGTTGTCACTTGCAAGTGTGCGACTAGGGTTGCCGCCCGACCTTCCGCACGGAGGAGCTCCAGTACTTACCCGGGTCGATCGTGATGCCGGGCATCTCGTATTCGTCCGGATGCACGCCAATCACCCTGCGGAAACGCGCCACCTTGCGCCAGATCGTCGACCTGTGCATGCCGAAGCGCTCCAGGCCCTCGAAACCTCCGTAGAGGTGCCACATGACCCAGAAACCAAGAAGGTCCTCGACCACCTGGCATGACAACGCCTCGTTCATAGGATCCAAGAAAGGCGCGAGGGGCCGGTAGATCGTCTTCTGAATGACCCCCGCGTACGCCTCCCAGGCGCGCTTAGCTATCCCTTTGCCCTCGGGCGTCTCCATGGGATCAGAACGGAAGTCAGGCGGCATACTCGCAGATTAGCGAGTACAGGCACCCATAGCAACCACCAGTGGGGGACCGCACCCAGGAGCCGGCCCGCGCCGGCTCCAGTTCCAGGATGCCCACAGACGATGACCGGGTCCGTCAAGGCCACGTGATCCCGTCGTTTCAGGAACGACTCCGGGATCGCTCTGCGGGCCTTGACCGACCCTCGCTTCCGCTCAGGGCGCAATGCAGTTTGCAGGTGCTGTGTTACAGGGGGCGCACCCGCCCGGTCGGTCGGTCAACGGACCTACAGGGGCTTGAACATAAGGTCACGAGCGTAGGCCCGTAAGGCAGTCGCGTCAGGAGCCTGCGGCATGGTGTCGCCTGTGGGTTCGACTCCAGGCCACAGCTTTTGGAGCTGGCTCACGTCAGTCGGGCTGAGAACGTTCCACGACCGCCGTAGCACGCCCACCAATAACTCCATTTTGCCAGGTGGGTCCGCGCAGTACTGACCAAGATAGATAACGCACCACAGAGCATCTGACGGGGACCACGGGATACGGGGGGGATGTTGCAGGACCCGCCGGAGCCTGTCGAAGACGTCGTCCCAGGCACGGTCATCGCCTGCTCCCGCTAGACCGATTACGGCCAAGTGCCTGACGCTGGCGTTTTTCGCTGAGAGCGCCTCTTGCAGGTCGGGAGTGGCGTCGACCCCGCAGCGCTTGGCCAGCGCGAGAAGGGCCATAAGGCGCAAGTCTTCCGTCCCTGGGCCAGTCCTCCCAATCATGGTTCTCAAAACAGTCGGACCTGACGGGCCGGTCGCCTCCCCCAGAAAGGCACTCAGGAGAACTTGGTGCCGAGGGTTGCTCTTCGACATCAGGGCGTTTATGAGTACTTGCTCGCCGACTGGCCCCAGTTGCGCAGCCTTTCGCAGCTCGGGCCAACAATCGTCGAGTTCGCGAGACTGAAGCGCCTGTTCGAGTTCATCAACGTCAGCGACCACGGGCGAAGCCTACGTCGTGGGCTCCGACCAGTCGGAGATGCGCGCCATCGGCCCTCCGACACGACAGGTCTGCTACCAGCGCGTAGCCCGACCTCCTCCAGCGTGACCAGAATCGGGGGCGCTCCAGTCACCTGAACGGTCAGCTGATCAGGGTATATGCACACCGAGTCAACCAGATCCTCGATCAGCGTTCGACGTTCTGCGGGCGTCGCTTCCTCCCACAAGTCGTCGAGGTCGAGAGCCGCCAGCAGCCCGGCTAGCTCGTCGAATCGATTAGCTAACTCTTTGGTCCGCTGCTCCTCGATCCTTCGAACAGCAGCCTCGCTTTCTAAGGCCGTGATCTGCGCGCTTAGGCGCCGCTCTTCGTCGGCGAAGCTGTCCGGGCTGATCTTGTCCGCGTAGTACAGAGCGAAGAGCTTGCGCAGCTTTCCTTTGATGCTCGTGATCGTCGCGGCGACGGAAGCTTCTCCCGGGGCATTCTCCAGGCGGTGCGCGCCGAGGACCTGCCGGATCGCGTCCTGCAGGTCCTGGTCGTTTCTAACGACTCGCAAACCGAGCTGCGCCGCCCGCTGCAGGCAGGTCGCGGAACGAGCGGGTTGCGCACATCCCTGGCCGCGGTGCCTGCAACGGTAGAGGGCCTGGTTCCGCTCGTTGTACTGGATTCCGGCCACCCTGCCGCATAGCCCGCAACGGACTTTGCCCGACAGCAGGTCCTTCCCGCGCCGACGCCCCGCCGTGTGCCCTCGCGTTGCTGCGTTGAACTGTTCGACGGTGACAAGTGCCGGGTGCCTTCCAGCGAACCACTCGTCGCGCAACCTCACTTCGCCGACATAGACGCGGTTCTCACAGATGTGGCGCACGGTCGAGTAGCCCAGCCCCACGTCGGCTGCGATCTCTGGGTAGCTAGCTCCTGCCGCTCGAAGCCCGAATGCGCGCTGCACCAGCGGAGCCATCTCATTGGGGACCAGTTCCCGGCCCACCATGTCATAACCCGTCGGCGCCCGGTTCTGCCAGCGCCCCTCCTCAGCTGCCTGACGCATCCCCATCTTGACGTTCTCAACGATGTGATCCCGGTAGTACTGGGCGAACACGCCGTGGACGCCGATCTGCATCCGGCCCGACGCCGAGCCGAGGTCGAGATCGCCTTCGCTGACCGAATGCACCCTGACGCCGTGCCGGTTGAACAATCGCACCAGCGTCGCAAAATCACCCTGGTCCCGACTGAGCCGGTCCCAGCGCCAGATCACGAGGTCGCTCACCAACCCGGCCGCAACGAGATCGAGCAGTTCTCGCATCGCCGGTCGGTCCAGGTCCTTGCCCGACTTCGCCTCGTCTGCGAGAACCCTGACCGGACCAAGCTCACGGAGGCGGGCAAACTCCCGGCACCGCTTCGCCTGCGCCTCCGGAGAGAACTCCACCTGATCCTCCGTCGACACTCTCACGTATGCCAACGTCTGGTTCATCGTCGTCTCCACTCCTGTCCCGTTGTTTCATCCGCTGCCAGATTCCTACCAGCACGGTCGCGACCCGGCGCAGATCCCGTCCGTCGCTCATGGTCCACAGCCGATGTTCACCACCGCCAGGTCCTCACCGGTGGCCGATCCCAGTTCGGTGAGCTGCTCGAATCCCACACCGTCAGTTGAGCCATCGCTTCGGCTGGAACTAACTCCGAGACCAGCCTTTCGGCCTCGGCCGTACCGCTGACCCACAGGCTGTGACGTAGCGGAGCGAACCCCTGAGCAACCTCGTAGCGGTGGTTCGCGTGGCCGACATGCTCCGCTGACCAGTCCTTCTGCGCGTACTTACAGCCGTAGCGAGCAGCCCGTCGCCAGCCCTCGCGCGGCGTTCGGCACAGTCCCAGAGGTTCACCCTTCGGTCCTGTCGGAGATCTCGCGAAGTCCGTCACCCACACAAACCCCTGACCCCACACGTCTCCAACCAGCCCTACATCGATCCACCGCGCGACAAAGAAGTTCACGTGCCAGCCGTGTCCGCCTGGATGAAGCTCCGGCGAGTACCAGTAGGCGAGTGCAGCCCCACCGAGCGCAACGCGCAGCCGCCGCGCGAACTCAGACACCTCTTCCATCACTACACCCCGGTTCCGTTCCGCCAGAGCGAAGGTCAAGACCCACATGTACCGGAGCGCGTTCCGAACGAAGTACCGTCGAGACTTTGTAGCCGCGCGGCCGTTCGCGCGTGCCCACCTCAACGCCTCTTGTTCGGCCAGAACCACCTCCGCCGCCGATAACTCGGAGGCGCCCCGCCAATCCGCAGTCGCACGTTCCTCTCGCAGTTCGTCTAGAAGACGTCGCCGCGAGAACGGCGCGCTCGGTGAGACCCACGCCAAGGAAGCCTCGGCACACTCAGGCCAGTCAGTGAACCGCCACCCGGGCGCCCCGAGTTGTGTGCTTCGGTCAAGTGAAGTGGCCGGCTCCGCCGGCCCTCGCGTGGCAACTCCTGACATACTGAGACAACATTACCGTCTCGGGTGGCCGAGACAACGGATTAGGTTCTCGCCTGCTCCTGAGCCGCCTGCTCCGCCTCCACCGCTCGCCAGTACGCCTCGTGGTCGATCGTGACTCCAGGCAGCTCGTACTCGTCCGGGTGCTTATGCATCACCCACCGAAACCGGCTGATCTTCTTATAGATCGTGCTTCGAGAAAATCCCTGCTCGCGCAATCCGTCGAACCCCCCAGACAGCTGCCACTCCAGCCAAAAGCCAAGCTGCTGCTGAACCACCTCCCGCGCCACATACGCGGCTGAGGGCGTCGCAGCCCTCAACAGCGCTTCGTTCCAAGCGGTGGGAAGGACCTTCTGCACGCCCCGTGCGTACGCATCCCAGGCGCGGCGCGCACGACCGTGCCCCTCATAGCTCGGCATCTTCTCGGAGCGAAAGTCAGCGGCCATGTCTCGATCATATGAGACAACCTGCGTCGCTCGCTACAACCGCCGTCCATGCATCTGTCCGATGTTCGCTCTCGTTGGCCCGACGCGGCGGACCTGCCTCCCGATCGGGCGGCCGCCGTGCTCCCGCACGTCGTCCACCCGCTCGTGCGTCCGGCCCGCTCGTCCGTTGCATCTTGTGCGCACAACGGTCAGGTCAGCGACTTGCCTGTGCGCTCGACCACACGTAGCCGGCAAGAACCGGCCACGCCGGTTCATCTCCAAGCATGTGTGAGTCCGTGACCGGCCGGTCAAGGCCACGCGATCCCGTCGTCACAGGAATGACTCCGGGATTGCTCTGCGGACCTTGACCGGACCTCGAGGAAAGAGAGCATGATGGTCTTGATGCCCTGCCAGAGGACGTTGTGCCGAGATCGCGATGCCTCCGCTACGAGTAGTCATGATCTATCCCGCTGCGTGCGACGGTGCCGTGAGCACTCCTCTTCAACACCCGTCGGAGTAGGGCGCTACTACGACCCGACGACGGGCCAATTCCTGTGCGTGGACCCCGATGTGAGGGACTCCGGTGTGGGCTATGCATATGCGGACGACAATCCAGT